GAACCATATAGTGGATTTGCCATTGTTTACCTCCTTATGACCAGATGCCATGGGCTTCTGGCATTTGAAACTCCATTCCTGCTTCTGTTTGGATTAAGTCAACTCTACGGTCAACGCCACTATTCTCTAAGGTCTGTACACCTACATAGATAGCCGTATCACGATTCAAGCCGTTACCGACAAGAGGTCTATATGCCAAGTACCTCATGTTAATTGCAAGAATCTTAATCTTCGTACTATCAAGGTGGATGTTTCTAGCTACATTCATATCACCATAAGGTGTACTGATAGTAGTTATGTCAACACCAAAGACCTTCTTCTTTCCAGTCAGAGCCATGTCTGCTCTAAAGTTAGATGAGATTTCAAGGTTGTTTGTGAAATACCCACTTAGCTTATGCAACCAATTATAGGTTGCTGTATCCACGAAGAACAATGTTGCATTTGCATTATTGTAACGTGGGTCTAAGAAAGCACTCATGTCGTCCAAGAAGTCATCTTGTGTTTTAGTAGCATGGGTTAATCCGAAGACATTTCCATAATTGAGAATGTAATCAACAGCACCTTGAGTAGTCCAGGTAGTAGTATCTACTTTACCCTGTGTACTAAACAACATACTCTGTTCAATATCCCATTTATGTTCAATCAACTTCTCTCTCCAGATACGAGCCCACTCATTAGGTTCATACTTTAGAACGGTAGCACGAGTCGTGTTATCCATTGCTAAGGCTGTTTTCCAAATCTGAGTGCGTCCATAACCAGTCGAGAAAGGCTGGTCTTTCCATGTCGCTGGGTAACCTGTACCCTGTCCGTGTGAAGTTCCTACCACATAACATCTGCTATTTTCAAGCTGTTCTTGTGATAAGCTATATGTTGAGTCACCTGCTACTGCATTTGGGCTACCTAAACTGACAATGCTGGCACCGCCATCTCTGACGATTACACCTTCCAGCTGAACTAAATCACACTGGTTTGCATTGCCAACAATACCACTATCAAAATCCCCAGCGCCTGCATAAGAAGTAACTTTCGTTACTCTCATAACTGCAAAGTCCTCAGCCGAAGCGGCTGATAGACTTCCAGGTACTGACGTTTGAAGTGGAATCTTTACCATCTGTCCTTCTAGGAAGAACTGAGGTTGTGTGTTGTCTTGACCTACTTTAATTTCATTTCCAGATTGTCCATAAACATTAGATAGGTTACCATCTTTCAGATAATCACAAGCCATGTTTATTTTAAATGTGGAGAAATTAGATGCAGTCAAATCATCACCTAAGGCACCTGTCTCTACTTCAGAGCCAGAGTTATTAAAAACTCCAACTGCATAAGCATATCGTTTATGAAACGATGGTCTCCTCTCTGTGAACTTAAACTCGGGGTCATCCGTTGGTTTCTTCGCAAGTTTTGATACTAATCTGAAAAAAGGGTCTTGAGGTATAGATAGTTCAGAAACCCTGTCACCAAAGTCATATCGTCTGCGAAGGTCACCAGTACTTAAACTGGATGATATTGGGTCTAAGCCCTGCGGAGAGGATTGTTCTGATAAGCCAGACTCTAAGCCAAATAAATCGGGCATAGTCTTCTCCTTTTTTGCTTAATTAAGTTACTTAGCTTGCGCTAAATAACGAATCCAATTTAGAGTCGGCTCCTAGTATGGTGTCAAAAACTTTATCATCCATAGTGGTCTCTACTGTTTGAGAACCAGATGTAGCAAGTGATTGTGGTCTGTCAGAGACATTCTTCATTTGCTGTGCAACTTGAGTACTTGCTGAGTTCGCTATATTCTTCTCTCTTTCATTACGAGTTTTAAGATAATAAATATCCTCTAACTCAAGAGGTCTGCTTTTAGCATACTGTACAAGGTCTTGCCATTCATCATCGCCAATCTCAAATCTCTTACGAAATTCGGTTTCGGCAGCTAGTCTTGTATTCTCACGTTTCTGCTGTCCTGCATGGTCATTTAACCTACGCTGAACAACTCCATCAATAGTGGAATCCAAAACTTTAGCTGAATCAGAACTGGAATCTGCAATAGCGTCATCGGGGTCAAACACAAAGTCCTCTGGTAATTGAAGTTTTTCCTTCATACTCTTTGGAGCTTTCCCGCCACCCTCGAAATAACCTCTCACATGAGAAACTAAGTCGGGGTCTTCCTTCATTGCATCAATAATTGGTACATATGGTTCAAGTTCAGTTAAACGAGTGTTAAGTCGTTTTCCCTCTCTACTTGAATCAGAATACCTCTTTTGCAGAACTTGATACTCGTCCTGTTTCTGAACTCCAGCTGGGCTCCCAAGTGATGCAGAAGCATTTTCCTGAGAGGTTTGTTTTGAAGTATCACTAGATTCGAGAATTGCTCCATTTACTGACGCATCTAACTCTGAAAAGAAATCAGATGTATCATCGAATGAAGAACTTTCGGGGGTATCTGCTGATACGTTGTCTACTTGTTGGTCAATACTCATTTTAATCTCCTATTAATTTAATATTTTTTTAGCATATTACATAATACTTTTTAAGCGGATTCTCCAGTACCACCTTGCTCACCAGTTGGCCCTGTATCTCCTTGAGCACCTTGAGGTCCAGTTGCTCCTGTCGCTCCTGTCATCCCAGTTTGTCCTGTTGGTCCAACCTCACCTTGTTCTCCAGTTGAACCCAATGCTCCAGACGAACCAGTATCACCAGTGTACCCTCGTGGTCCAGTAGAACCAGCTGGTCCAGTTATTCCTGCGTTGTCCCCTGTGGGTCCTTGAGCTCCAGTCATCCCAGTTATTCCTCCCGTAGCACCTCCAGTATCACCAGTATATCCTCGTGGTCCAGTTGTCCCAGTCGCTCCAGTTGGTCCAGGGGGTCCAGTTCCTCCAGGTTCTCCTGTTGGTCCAGTACCACCTTCTTCACCAGTACGACCCAAGACTGTCGTCATTCCATCCTTTGCTAAATATTTTGTCCCATTACAAAAAATGTCTACATATTCACCAGTTGCATCTAAAGTATATGGGCCGATAGTGCTTTCACCATCTAAGTGTACGAATGTTGCACTCCAACCAGTGGGTAAAGACCCAGCATCGTTTACTCTAGGTAAAGATATTGTAGCGTCATCACATAAATAAGTTTTCCCACTATCTCTCCTTGATAACTGGGTTGTTGCAATAAGTTTTGCTATATATTTTCTATCCCAGGCTCCTGGGCTACCGATTTTTACTTCGCTCATAATTAATCCTTTTCAGACACGTTAGGCATATTGCCCGCTTCTGTCCGTTTAACGTCATTGAGAACTTGTCTCATATCAGTCTTTAGCTGTTTTCTAGCAGTATCTAATTCAGATGACATCTTTCCTCTTAAAAGTTTCTGTTGTGCTTGTGTGTCTTGTACTGATTTCCTTTCTTCAAGAGAACCTTTTGTAATCTTTTCTTTAATACCTGCTTGTACTAATTGTCTTTCTAATGTTTCGATAGTTCCTGCACTATCCTTTAGAGATTCCTCCATTTGAGAAACTTGCTGTTGTAATTGTGAATATAATGATTTTCTTTCTAATAAATTCTTTTTCCCTCTAATGTCAGTTTCTGCTACCATAGCTATATCATCAATAAGTCCAGCCTGGAACCATCTAAAATACTCTTCTAATAAAGCCCACCTATTTATAGGCATTGTTGCTCCAGCTATTATTCGTACATCAAACTGAGCAGTCTCATAGTCCATCCATTTACCTATTGCATTTCCAAAATCATTATAGACAGGAATATTAATCCTTACTTCTTTTTCTTCTCCCGCCCCTTGACCAGCCTCTGGCTGGACAATCCTAAATACCTTATCTATCTTATATGTTTTCTGTGCTACATCCTTAAATACTTTTCCAAGATGTTCAAGTGCTGGCTCTACTGTATTAGACATCCAAGCCTTTATACGTCTTGTACCATATTCGTCATTAGCAAGAAGACCACGATATGTCTCTGGCTGTGACTTTGCAATCCCCATCATTGATGAATGTATCCCAGCTATATACTCTATATCCTGCTTCCCTTCACTAGTTACAGTATAGAAAGCATTATTAATAGATGCTGGTAATACTGGAGTAGGAGCCGCAAAACCTTGTCGGTATTTTAATAGAGCACCTGGAGATGAAGAATACTGTTCCCACTCAGCTTCTGGTACAGAACCTTCTTCATACATCCATCTTAGGTTAGATGCTAAGTTAGCATTATGTAACATAATCTGATGGGCTTTATTTATTTCCTGCTGTTTCCCAATTAGAGGAACTACAGCACTCATAGGATATGGAGTTCCAGTATAGGCATATGGAATAGGAACAATAGGATATTCTTGTGTATCAAGATGATACTCATATAGGAAGGTATCTTCACCAACAGTACAAGTAACTTTAATCCTACTCTCGAAGAAGTCAATAGCCTCAACAATATTCTTTTTAGCTAACTCAGTCTTTACAAATTCCTCATATTCCTTCTTAGTAACTATTTTTTGTTCAATCCTCGTAGCTTCATCTTGAGCCTCAGACATTAACTGCTGTCTTTTTTCTTGTATAGCTTGTTCTGATTGCTTCTGAGCTTTTTCTAACTCTAACTTAGCTCTCTCTGGAATCATTTCTTGAGATTGTAAAGCCTCTTGTAATTTCTTTTCTGTTTCAAGTAAGGCTACTTCCTGCTCTCTGCGAAATTCTTCTATCTGTACTTTGACAAGATTGTTAATTTGTTCAAGTTCTTCCCTAGAAGGTGGTATCTTAATAAAAACATTTACATAAGGTATCTTTACTTTCGAATAACATTCGTAGTATGGAAGAATATCATCATCTTCAGCTTCTACAGTTAATCCCATAGTAATATCTTCTGGCTGAATATTGTCTGTTTTGTTAATATCCCTTAAAGAATGTGAATATGCAGTTGAACCAGAACCTCCTGCCTTATTGATTTTAGCTTTAAATCTTGGGAATAAATTTATCAGTTGGGTTCGTGAGAAATTTTTTCTCACCATTATAAAATTGGCATCTTTAAAAAAGATGTCACGGCTCATTGGGTCCACAAATACGTCATATGGGTCTATGCGCTTAAAGACGACATCTCCCTTACCTCTATCGGAATCTCTATCTACATCTACAAAGAAATACCCAATACCTTTCGTTAAACTATCGAGTACAACTTGACCATACAAAGATTTCCCATTTGATAAATGCCAACAATAGTCTGCAATATCAGAATGAACTTGTGCAACATCTACGTCACTACCTTCAGCACCTACAGCTTTCCACTTAGGATTGTTAGCAGTAATAAAATACTTCATTGTTTCTATAATAGGAGTTACCCTATTAATAATAAAGGTAGGCATACCAGCCTCGTTTAAGGCTTGTTCGTCTTCTTTAGATAGTTGCTCATTAAGATAGAAGTCATACCCTTTTTGACTAATGGTTTGCCATCTATTCCTATGAAGATTGTTAGCTCTTTCCCATAGCCTTTTATTAATCTCAGCTTTCTTTTTGCTTGTTATTCTAGCCATTTTTTCTCTTTGAAGCTAAAATAGCAGAAGACTTCTTCTTCTGTTTCTTCTTAGCCGCAGCAAATTTATCTTGCATCTTTTTCAACTTTGCCTTTGTCTTTGCTTTTGCTTCCATTTTCTCCTTCTGCTTAAGTAATGGAGATTTAAATGTCTTAACCTTTTTAAACTTCTTCTTCTTTTTCTTAGTTTGCATTAGTCACTATCCTCAAATAATAAATATTCAACAGCTATGTTATTAGAACCATATATATCAACATCAGCTACAGTCTTACTTGCTACTTGTAGTTGTTGTGAACCGATAGCAGTAGTCCATGAACTTGATGAGAATATAGGTATAGATATTCCTCCACCTGGAGGCAATAATGTAATTAGAGTAGTCCCATTATAAACAGCTAAATAGTCTGTAGCATTAACTGTAGTAGACTGTCCTAGAAATCTTATTGTTTCACCAGTAGCAGTTGCTGTAGAAAGTTGTGACATAACAACCTTTTGAGGTGTTAGTGTAGCATCAACTGACAAAACATATGTCCCAGAAGGGAAATTACTATTTAAAATGCACATATCAGCAACTATTCCAGAAGAATCAGTTACAGACACATTTTCAGAACCACTAGTTATATCACAATCAGTATGTGTAAAATCTGTTCCTTGATACCCAGTATGCTTTATCCATGCATATTTTAAATGAGTCATTGCCTCACTATCATTCTGGTCTAAAGGAGAAAGAGCAGAAGTATTAGCAACATGGTATACTCTCTTACCATCAGTATAGCCGTGCCCAATACCAGCAGAATCATATAACTTTAGAGAGTCTGCATAATATTTTGTATTAGTAGTAGAAGTATTAACTTCCTTGCTTTTAATAGTTATATTAGACCATGTACTCCCTCTGGAGTCTTCAGCTTTAGAAACATGCTCATCAGCCCTTAAATGACAACTATATAATATTCTTCCACTAGTATCAGCCATTAAAACATTCCCCCTATTCCAGAATCCTTTAGAAGATTAAAAGCATCACTTAACTTAGAATTTTGATTCCTAGCAGGTTGTTGCCAACCAGCAGGTTCATTCGGACCTGGGACACCGAGAGGTTTCTGAGTACCAAATGGTTTATTTTGTGGTCCCCATTGAGGTTGTCTTTCAGATGCCATACTAAACATATTTTGTTTTACTGGGAGTTGACTTGATAAATTACCTTGCTGTTTCATTTGTGGTTGAGTACCACTTGACTGTGTAGAAGGTGACGGGGGAGGAGCACCTAGTTTCTGTAATAAACTTGATTGAGCCTTTCCAGTAGCCTTGCTACCAGTTAAATCAATTGAGCCACCTACTGGCTTAGACCCACTTAAATCCATTGGCTTATTCTTCATACCCATAATACTTCTTATACCAGCAATCTTATTTTGTTTAATCTGGTCGTATAGCATTAGTTCCTCCATCATCTGCTTCTGATACAATATTTTCTGACTTACCACTATCCTTCACTGCATTAAATACTTTGTGGTCTGTTGGAGCACCTTCAGCCATCCAATTGGCTGCCTCCTTCTTTTTTTCAGACCAACGATTTTTCCAAGAATTGAGAAACAACTTAGCTGAATCACCCTTATTCGCATTTAACTTAAACTCTTCTTTTTGTTTATCATTAAACCCAAGATTCTCAGACATTTTATCTATAGTACCTTCAGATACTCTTCCGCTCTTAGAACCAGTTACTAAATCAATAAACCCACCTCTCCCTTGTTGATGAGTAAGATACACAGCTAAACTCTCTGGTATATCATTTTCTGCAAGTAGGTTACTAAAAGTCTTTCCCATCTTTTTAAATTTAGGGTCACCATTTGCATCTACACCATCACTCAATAAAATATCATCTTTAGTATTATCTCTTGCAAATTTAATAGCTGCAGTTGCACTCTTCCTTAAATCTTTTCTAAAGTCTCCATAATCGCTAACGAGTCCATACTTTGTTCCAGCTTTTTTACCAAACTGAAATCCACCTACATATCCTAAATCATTTTCAACATCAGACCTTCCACTTGATTCTGCCATATACATGGTAACCAAGTCATCAAATGAAAAATCCATTTCATTAGCAACATCTTGCAATACTTTATATTCTTCTTTCTTCCTTAAAGAATCCTTTGCACCAGTAGTTGCTAATTCTAAATCAGTCTTCTTTACTTCTGTAGTTGTACTATCTTGTTTTATTTTAGTCATGTTATATAAAAATCCTAAGAGTTTTTCTATTAATTTCCTTACCAATTAAGCTACTATCCAATGCTTTGCTTTCTTTTTAGGTGTAAACCATGCATTTTCTTTCTCATTGTGTACCTTATTGGGCGGAAATGAGTGTAGTTGTGCATAAAAAAGTGTCTCTATGGTATCATCATGTGCCATGCGTGGACCAAAAGTAACAATTTCATTGATTAAATCAAACATATTTTCTCTTAAATGTACGGTCCCCATGCTAAATCTTCCAGATAGACCAGAATAAACTCTGTTAATCTTTTGAGTACCTCCAGGTTTCTCTGGTATAACAGCTACATCAAACCTATTTAACCTACGACGCTCATCATTTAATGATTGAAAGATTGACCTATTCATAGCAACATCCTCCACAGTAGATGATGTACAATGATACTTCTGATGAAGTTCCATTATATAATCTACAACACCTTTCTTTCCTCTCATCTCACCTTTAAGATTCTTCCTACCTATAGTTGGTATTGACCTATGTCTTTCATATTCTAGAACATAAAGGTTATTATCAACATCAATAGCAATGCACATAATAACAGAAAAATCTGATTCTTTAGTATCAATATCTGTAGCAGGGTCACAACCAACGAAAGTATTAACTGGCATTCTCTCACCGCTAATAACAATATAGTTTTCTTTTTCTTCTTCTTCGTACTCATAGTAACCCTTCCAAAATTTAATATGGTCTCTAGTAAATAAAGCATCCTCACTACTTTGAACTTCCATCATATACTCTTGATAGAACTTCGATTGTTGACCAGAATCTCTGTAAAACTTCTTCTTTTCTTTTAGTTTTGATTTAGGAAAGAATGATGGCCAAAGTGCTTCACCAGAAGGAAGTATAGCTTTATGTGTTACTATTTTCCAAGCAAAGTCCTCACCGTCTGAAACAGCGCGTTCGTAATTGATAATAAGATTATTGATAAAGCTGTCGTAATGTACGGGAGTACCATTAACGCGCAAGCGCCCAGTATGAGGCTCAATCGCAGGGTAAACGACAGCAGTGACCAAATTCGCATTTTTGTCTCTGGCGTCTCTTGTGATTGTGTTCGCCTCATGCTCAAAGTCGTCCAGCACGATAAGGTCATATCTTTTATGAAGTTTAGCACCTCCCCTAATCCCTGCAACATTACTCTTAGATATGAGTTTACATCCATTTGAAAGTTCAATATCCTCCTCTGTCCACTTGTTTCCTTTGAGAGCTCCAAAAAAATACTTTATCTTATCATTGTACTCCAAGTGATGCTTAATGTAGTCCATATTACCTACAGACAATTTCTGTGTAGCAGCAACCCAAGCATAAAAGTGCATATCATCTTTTGGACAAAATACAAAATCCTTTAAAATGCTTGCTTTTGTTAGTACAGTCTTCCCATGACCTCTTGGTAATATAATAGCTAATTGCTTTACAGTCAAATCATCTATTGCATCAGCCATTTCAAAGTGAAAGGCAGGTGTTTCAGACCGCATAAAGTCATCTGGCAAGAATAACTTACCAAAAGCTATTAGGTCTTTATGAGCTAGTTGTAGAGTCTCTTCTGCTCTCGATACGTTCTGGGAGTTTATCTTCATAAAAGTGTAAAAAATCGGGATAGAAAAAAATAAAGGAACTATTCTCTTTTTTAATCGTATAAGGAAATAGTATTTTTATTTCCCCGACCTTTACCTTACTTCGTTTTAAACTCATCTAACGGGTCTTTCCCTACTTTTGGAGGGACTGGTATTGGAGCAGGTTTAGGTTTTTCCGCTACTGGCCCATCAACTAGTGATTGGAGCATCGAGATTGCTCCCAGTAGTTGTTGATACGCTAGCTCCATCTCCGCTTGTTGTCCCCTCATCTTCGTTAACTTCTCCATCATTGATTTTTTGTCCATTTGATATTTCCTTTCTATTAGCTGTTTGTAACTGTTCTGGTGTAAAACCTTGAAACAACCCTACTATCCCAGACTCTCTCTGCTTGACAGTAGTACCACTAGTCCCAATAATCTTACCTATTTCTTTAGTAGATTGTAAAATGATATTATCATCATCACTATAATTAGCAAGATGTTTTAATTTGTTTAAAACAAAAGAATGGTCAAGACCCATCTCTTCTGCTACGTCCATTACACTCTTTTGTATTTCTTTCATAACTCTGTCCTGTTTTAATAAAATTACTGCTTTCTTCTGTGCTTGATTCTCATCTTCCTCTCTATAAGCATCCATGTACGCTTTAACTGGACCCATACCAACAACGACATTAGTCGCAAATATCTTCTCCTTTTTAGTAGGAGACTTTCTAACTCTCGTATTCTTCTTATTTCCAATAGTCTTGGAAAAGGTATATCTATTCTTGTGGCTATCAAAGTCCGTATCCATAATAGTTTTATCCGTATTAAGAAACGTACCAACAATAGTTCTACACCAACCTTTAGCGTACTTATAGTTCTTCCTGTCATTGGGGTGTTTAATAGCCTTCGATACTCTCAATAGCTGGACAATGCCACCATCATCAGCATAGACCCAATCACCCTCTACACCACCTCTCCAGTCTTGAACAATGCTTCCTTCTGGATGTACATCTTTGAACTCTTCCTCATTCTTATATACATAGTGTCTTCTACCCTTGATGCTTTTGTATCTCATCCTTGAAGTCTTCTAATTCACAATATAATCTATCTATAAGCTCATTGACCTTTGCTGGTATTGTATACCTCTCCTTGTCTATCTCTATAGTTACAGCATCGCTTGGTATAGAAAGAAACTCTAATATCTCTTCCTGCATATCTGGTGGTAGTACATCTAATATATCTATTTTTTCAGCCATGACTTACTGCAAATTAAGAAATGCCCATGTGGTGTACAAGACTTATTACAAAATGAAGTGGACCTATAACTCAGCCCCTGTCACCCTAAAGTACATTTCATAAATCAAAAAAGGAGTTCAAAAATGAACATTATCGAAATCGACCTTCCTGTCAATCGTGACATTGCAAGTGAATCATTTAGTGGTTTTAGTAGATTCCAACTTAACCTAGAGACTAAGAATTCTAAGGTAAAGGTACACTTTTGGAGACCATCTGTCAATGAGAATGGTAAGCACTTCATCACCATCAAGAAGACTGACAAAGCCAGATTCATCAAAGCGTGTGCAAGCACACTTAAGTAGAGAGGAGGGGGGACTAACGTCCCCCCACCGAGCATCTATAAGGGCAATGACATGACATTACCAGCATTAACCGATTGAGTTCATAGGTAGATGAGGCATAAACTAGTGACAACCGATCGCCCGCAACAGTCACCATCTACCAAATGATTACAAGAGTGGGATACTATGTAACGCAACTACTCTAATAGGTAGACTCATACTTCCTACTCTTGTACATCTTTCGATACCACTTGGTCTAGCACTTATAAACATAAGATTTCAACAACAATAAGACAAATAGGAGTTAATAATGACTAATAAACTAAAGCATCAGCTTACCAGTAAACATGCTTGGCTAATGTATCTAGCTAGACTAAAGCAGACTATTGGTAACTATGGTATAACCAATGGTTGGACCAGTATAGACAACTATCGTGAACGTAAGATAGATGGTAAGATTGTCTGGAGTTACAATGATTGGGAACGTATTGAAGATATGTACATAACAATATACAATGACAAGCAACATGGGTTTAACTGTGATAAGTGTTATGATGAGTTGTATGACATTGAATGTAAATACAAAGAGGTGACATCATGAACAACAACCCACCTCATGTTAAGCATTTCATCTTAATTGATGATAGAGGAGAGTCAATGAACATCACTTACAACCAGCTAACAACCAATATGGTTGAGCATAAGTGGCTCGTAGGTGTTGAACTTGACGATGGTAAGAAATATTTCATTAAGACTATAGCAATGCAAACACGAGTATTCTATAGTATTCAAGAAGACAAACCAATAACAAACGCAAAGGAACAATAAAATGACAATGACAACTAAAAACATAAAGAAGACAACAAATCTTATCACTAATTTAACTGAGATGTTATCAGAACTCCTTCGAAAGTATGAGTTAAAAGAGACTGAATATAAGACGATAAGTGATAGACTGTACAAATTGGGACAGAAAGACTATGAGCAATCTGACCTAGATAAAGTAAGAAACTATCTATTGTACAATCACAATAATAGACCTCTTGAACTCAATAAATCAAATGGAAGTTCATAGCTTCTTTGATGAAGAGTTGTACTTGTGGTCCCTTATCAATGGGGACCATGAGTGCAATCTCTACCAAGATGACATAACTTTAGCGTATGAATGGATAGAATACTATTGGACATACAATTTTGAAGATAACGACATAGGAGAACAAGTACAATGGAATACAAAGAGTGGTTGTATCCTTTCCTCTTCTTTCTAATATTAGGAGGAGGATGGTGGATACTATCGTGGTTAGAATACAAATTTGGTGAAAAAGAAGAAGACACAACTCACCATGACCAACAACCATATTCTCATTATTCTATATCTCAACAAGTACAAAGAGATAATAGAAAAGAACGAGGATATTAATTAATAATAAGACAAAGGAGTACACAATGAGTAAAACAAAAACAACAGTAGTAACAACATTAGTATTAAGTGGACTCTGTGTTATACTGTATCATCAACATACACCAGAAGTAGTAGAAGTAGCTGAGTATTCACCAGTTATTAAACCAGCACTAACGTATGAACAGATAGTACATGAGAATACACAGACTCCAGACTATGATGTTGTAGAAGAGGTAGTCGCAGAGGAGACCATATCATTTGGTAGAGCATTTCTCGATGCAAGGAATGAATATGGTAGTGAAGGTACATTCACATGGAATGACAATGAGTATCATACAAGAGTAGTTGAAGAAGAGATGCAACGAATACTTAAGGAAGAGTTTATGGCAGCATTAGATGCTACACAACCAGAAGTATTAGAAGATGATAGCGTTGTTGTTGACACAGTTAAAGTTGTACCCTTTGCGACGGAAGAGACTGCAGTGAATGAGTAACTCCTAACTCTGTAGTCCGACAACACAAAAGCGGGGCTGACACCACAATTACACCCCTCCACAAATAGTTAGTCCCGCTTACCATTTTTAAACCTCTTGATAAACAGCCCCATCATACGCAATGCTTAGACATTTTGCAGAGACATTGCTATACGATTGATAATGAAACCTACTCTAACTGGCTAGTAGGCAAGAGGTTTACTATTTTAAAACATTAACATAAAGGAATAATAACATGATGTATGCATTTAATAACTGTACATTTGATAAAATCAATGAAGATAACTGGCCGAACCATGAATATTTAATAAAAGGTAAATGGTTTGATAGCGGTAAAGAACATGAAGTCACAGTCAAAGCCCCAGACTTATTTAAATATCATCAAGGAACACATATACAAGATTGTTTCCCATATTTATCTTGTAAAGACAGAGAGTTCTTAATTAGTGGGATATGGTTAGAAGAGATAGAAGATGAGAGTGGTAACCCAGATGATGGCAGTTGGGAGGGTAGATAAATGGAAGTATTAAGTTGGATAGTATTTATTGCTATTGTAGCAGTAATGATAAAAATATATAAGGAGGGTTAATATGAGTGGTTTTAATTGGATAGGGACTAAAGCAGGCTTACAGATGGCAGAGACCATCATAAGACAACTACCAAGAATAACAGTATGCCTTGAAGAGATAGCACTGGGCTTGAACTATTTAAGAAGATTAGAAAATAAGGAGGAAAGAAATGAACAAGAAAACAAAACACGAGAAGAAAAATAAAATAAGCTACGAAACAAGATTTAAGGGTACATACCAAATATCTGTAATGCAATCAAAGACAGTAGCCAATATGATGAAAGTAATTAATGCAAGACCTTCAGAAAAGAGGACAAAACATATAAGAGAATTGAATCTGTTGTTCGATGAGGCTTTAAGTAAAATGGGTTCTCGTCTTTCAGTTGAATGGTATAACCCAAGAGGAATTATAACTGGTATCAAGGGTAATAGAACAAATCATCCTACTAATGCCTATAAGGAAGCATTAGAAAAGAATCTTAAGAAACTAGAAGGAATGAGAGCAATGGGTGACTCAACATCAACAGTTGACGGAGAAGCAATATGAATAATGTAGGAAGTAATTGGGCAGTAATAGCAAGAACAGAAAGGAAAGTAAATGTTAAGAGACTTGAAACACTCAAGCGACAAAAGAAAAGACCTCTCGAACCAGATGAGATGATAAATTGGAATGAAGTACTTGTGGGTATTTATCCTTCATATGCTGAAGCAGCATTTATAAGAGATAAGTATGTAAAGAAGTATTTGTCATCCCATGTGAAGATTGAAACAACCGAAGCAAAACCAACAACAACAAAGGTTTACGAGTATCTAAAATCTTTGAAAGATGATGAAGATAACGTAAATTCAAAGACCTAAAGGAGACAATTTATGGACATTTTGACTGTCTATGAGCAGTACTTAGACAATAAACAAAAGGAACGAACCCGTAATTTAAACCAAGACTATAGCCATTATTGGTCTGCGAGTTCAGCAGGACATTGTTATAAGAAGCAACTATTTGGCATATATAAGTGTGCCAAGTCTGATATGGATTTTAAGAGCAAGTCGTTGTTAAGACTTGGAACTATAGTACATTCAGATGTTGAGTCAGCGTTAAGAGAACAAGCATCACATCCAGCTACTCAAGAGGGTGAAATATCATTTATAGAATATGAGGTAGTTGATGACTATCATAGAGTTATAGGACATCTAGACTATGCTTACATAGATAGAGAAGAGCGTACTCTAACAATATATGATTTAAAGACTGCTGCAGCATATAAGTGGAGTAAGAAGTTTGGTCGTAAACCAGATGAAAACCCTTCATTCAAATATGAAATGCAAATAGCTACATATGCGATGGCTCTTATTGAAGAGTGGAAACCATTTCTTATGGAGTTCTCACCACCAGATGAGGAAGTAAAAGATAGAGTTCAAATGTTTCTTATGTGGTATAACAAGAATACAAGCCAAATGAGACATGAACTTATATCATCAGATTGGTATCAGAGTGTATCAGACTATTGGATGAGACTACATGATATACTGTTTGATATGGATGAGCTACCAGAGAATCTGAACTCATGGAATGGTGCATTTATGACTATTAATAAGATGATTCGTGGAAGAGCAGAAGAAGGTAGTCCCTTTGAATCATGGGAATGTAAGTATTGTCCTTATGAAACGATATGCAGATAGCTAAACAGACAGATTACCTCATATGGAGAGGAATGGACATAAATGAAATGCATACAAGTCATGTGTTTAATACATTTAAGATGTTATACAATCATATGGCTGAAGGAGTAGGATTCCCTACATATAGGATGACTAGGAGGTATAATGACATACGAAATCTATGGATTAATAACCCAAACTATATGTTAGACTTGTTGAAGGTATTTGCTAGAGAGGTAGTTAAAAGGAAAGACTTATCTCAATACCACTCAACAACTTTTGAGAGAATTAAATATACTCTCGATGGTGGATTGCACAGACAGATAGAAGACATACTAAAAGAACACGGAGTTGAATACGAAGTGAACAGGGACCCATTTATAAAATTACTAAAAGGAGTGACAAATGGCAACTAAACAAAAAAGCACATTTGATGTCTTAAATGAAATAGATGTCAGTAAATATGTGAAACAGAAAGGACAGTTTACTTATCTGAGTTGGGCATGGGCAGTAAGAGAACTGTTAAAGGTAGCACCAGATGCTACATGGGAAGTACATGAGTATAACAGCTCTATAGGTGAAAGCGGTGAGTTTATAACAGCACCATTTATGCAAACTACATTAGGAGTATTTGTAAAAGTTACTCTTACAGTAGGTGGCATACCTAGAACACAAGTACATCCAGTATTAGACAATAGGAATAAACCAATACCCAATCCTAATGCATTTGAGATTAATACATCTATACAAAGATGTTTAGCCAAAGCAATAGCATTACATGGTTTAGGACTATACATATTTGCTGGAGAAGACTTACCAGTTGTTAAACTATTGAGTGAAGAACAAAAGGAAGAACTGCTAAAGTTAGCTAAGAGTATAGACTTCAAGACACATAAGAGCGTACAAGCTAAAATAAAACAAGAAGCAATAAACGAAAGCAATTACGATGCAGCAGTTAATAAACTAGAACAAATGGTAAAATACATAAAGGAGAATAGCTAATGTATGACAATTACGATGAAGACTTCTTCTTAGAAGATACTTACTATACAGTAGGTATGAACGGAGGAACTGAGTTTTCTAAACTATTATATGACGGAAAGAAGTCAATGTTTGGAAAACCACAAGTAGCCTTTGTATCAGAAGATAGTGCAACCAAAATAACAATAAACCCAAGCTATCATGCATACACAATAGAACATGGTGGCATAACTAGAAAAGAAAAGGAGACTGAAAATGGGACGTCTGACAATACAGGAAGTTGAGGAACTGCGTAAGGATAAAATACTAGATGATGAAGCAGTGCAACATCTTCAAGAAAATAACCTTGTAGGTACAAGGAAAAGAGGTAAGAAGAGATACATGAGTGATGGTAATGGTGGTAAAATATCTCCTCAGATGTACTTTCAAGGTCTTGGTAAAGGAAAGAAGCATACTAAAGATATGTTAAGCCTTAAAGAGGAATGGAATACACTAGTGAATAAATACACAAAGGAGAATAAGTAATGAAGCCAATAGAAGCAACATTTGATGAAGCATCAGATGGTTTTACATTAGTACCACCTGGAACATATCCAGCACACTTAATAAAAACAAATATAACCACTTTTAAAGACTCTGGTCGTAGTGTTTATAATTTGACATTTAGAGTAGCAAAGGAGGTACAAAAACAGAAAGTAGCTAAACTAGTTTCAGATGGTAACGGGTCATTTGCTCCAGCTAAAGATGATAGCGGTAAAGACATTGAAATAGATGGAGGATTCATAGCAGGAAGAGAGTTTAGACTGCAATCAGATAATAAGCATGGGATGTGGTTAACACCTAATCCTTCACCAAAAGAAAGTTGGCGTAATCGTAATTATGTGAAATATGCGAAGGCTCTTGGTGTTGAATTTGATAAATCTGATGATGGTAAAATATCTCTAGGACAACTGGAAGAAAGTGATATAAATGGTCTTCCATGTCTTGTGCGTTTATCCGAGTTTAAATGGGAGAACAGAGATAATGGTGAAAGTGGTAAGAGTGTAAAGGTAGCAGAATTGTTTCCTTGGACTAAAGGAAAGAAGCTACCACCAAGTGAATTGGAAGACGACTTACCCTTCTAATTAATAACAATAGGTGTTTACGTGCGTAATTATTACTTCTGTATGGCTATAACGTCTTCCCTATCAGAATGATTTCCAGACGTGGTTGTGTAAACTTAATGAGCCCAAATCCTACGAGCACAGGGTTCGCCTATACTTTTAGGCTGGGTATTGCCAGTTACAGACTACAAATACTAGTATTGGTAGAGTAATGTTATGGCTCCAGCCTATATATGCTAAGATATGCAATCTGGAAAAGCAGACAGTCTGTAAAACTGTTGCCATTAGGCTTAATAGGTTCGACTCCTATTCTTAGCACTATAATATAGGGTAGTATACAGATACTTTAAACAAAAAGGGTTTAAAGGCTGAGAACTCTGGAATCTTCGGTGGTTGGCGCGACTGAAGATACTACCCTATAAGATTGATAAAGGAGATACAATATGAAACAAACAATAACTAAAGAAGCAACAGTAACAATAAAGCTAACTTTAGGAGAACTATGTACTATAAATGAAATGGTAACTACACTACCAGATGAAAGACTACCAAAGTATGTAGTAGTACTTAGAAAACAACTGAAAGATATGGAGGAGAGACTAAATGAAAAAGTCCGTGAAGCAGTTAACGACCAAAGCACTGGTACGAAGAGCTTTGAAGAACAAGCCCAAGTGGAAACCTCTAAAGGGTCATGTGTACTGTGCAAAGATTAAGCCAGGAGGTATGTTTAAGTTAGATAATGGTATGGAAGGTATACACTTGAGTTCAACTATATCAGCATCAACAGTAATAGTAACTTACTGTCCTCATGCTAAAACCGAAGAAGATAAAAGATATTATCTTGGTATTCAAAGATGGTCACCAAATACAGAAGTGAAGGAGATAAAATGAAATTAATACAAACAAAGAAAATAGTCGAAAAGGCTCTTACTGAAAATGCAGTATATAGAGATGACGACAAAAAGTTAGTATCACACATATGGTATAACTTAATAACATCAACAAGAGATATAAAAAGTATGTCAGCAATAGACTTACTGTTAGCTCTAGGGAATGACGAACTTCCAGGCTGGGAAACTATAATAAGAGCAAGAAGGAAGTTACAAGAAATGCTTCCAGACTTAAGAGGTGAGTTATATGAAAAGAGACATGAACATCAAAAGGTAGTTCTATCTGAATTAGCTGAATATGAAGAGAAAGGAAGAGAATATCATTTTGGGGAAATACTTAATTCAATAGGAGAATAATATGAGTACACACGCAACAGTAGAAATTTGGGAAAATGCTGCCGCACCTAAATCAGAAGAACGACCAGTAGTATTATATCAACACTCTGATGGAGGTATGCTAATAAATGATGTCATTGAAGCTATGAAAAGGCATACAAGATGGAATGATGCTGCATATTTAAGTAGAATGATATTCTGTCAGATGTTATGTGGAGATTTAAACCCACTAACTGGTACAACAGGATACGGCATACTAACAGATAATATTAGCGATGCAAAGATAGAGATAGTTATTGATTGTAGCAGACAGGAAATAATAGTAAAAGAAGTTAATAGAAATAATGAAATATATACATTTGAAGAGTTTGCTGGATTAGGTAAGAAGTATATTGATACGAGAGTCATTACCGATAGAAGAATGCGTAGTGAAAGGAGAGATTCATCAACACTAAGGAGAAGAAACTAATGGCTAAAATGAAAGAAGTAGTATCACTAATTGAAAGATATGAAGGTTTACCAAACGGTGACTTTAAGAATAGCATGAAGAAGGAGTTTGATGAAATAAAGGAATTGGTACACTATGACGAATACAGTACAGCAAAAGATATGTTGAAATTAATTGGTTGTATGAAGGAGATGTTTGCAGATGAAAAAAATTAGCAAGGCTTGTCCAGTATGTGGTTGGAGTTATTCTAAGACATATAATTACTCAGCAAAACTTCTACTACTAAAAAATACAAGGAGTTCAGCAACTAAAAAATCAATAGATACTTTGTTCAGAAAAGTGTCACAAAATATACCCTCTGATAATAGTACAGCAAATAAGTTCTTCTTCTTAAAGGGAGTTTCTGCTGTAGAAGATACATTACTTAGAAGAGAAATAGATAGGTATCTAGTTAAAGGGTATCAATACGAAGGGAAAGGTCTTAAGTATCTGAAAGCTATATTACTTAATGACTCAATTAATAGAGAAAAACGTAAAATAAACGAGATTAAACGTCTCGGAAGAGCACCTAAAATAAGGAGACTACAACAATGAAGGAAGCAATTAAAATGGTTAAGCATATGTTTGCTAGTATAAGAAGAACAATACGTCTTAATAAGAGAACCATAAATGAAAATAATAATAGAAAAATAAAAATAACGGAGATAGAAAATGAATCTACCATTTAGTAAACTAGAAGAGTCGAAGTTTCCAATAAAGGAAGCTGCAGTTACATTTGACACACCACAAGGAAATGTACCGACAGATTATAAACTTATAGTTAGAGAAGATACAAATAAAATCTTATCTTGTATGACTAATTCCTATAAAGTAATAGACAACTCAACCTTATTAGATGCGGCACTGCCCAGATTAGAAGAGATGGGAGCAGTACTACAAGAAACTAATATATTTGGTGGAGGTGCAAGATGTCAATGGAAGTTTAGATTTCCAGACTTAAAGGTAAAAGTTGATAAAGGTGACTATGTTAATCCTACAATACATATCAAGAACAGTTATGATGGTTTCTATGAAGCATCTGCAGTAGCAGGAGCATTCAGATTGATATGTTCTAATGGGTTAGTAATAGGTTATACTTTTGGTAAGAGTAGTGCTAGACACCATATTGGTTCAAAGAAGTTGGAGATTGATAGTATTATAACTGATGTGGTTGATAGTGTAGTAAACATAATGAAGACAGACTTTCCAAACTTAGTGGAGACTGAATTAAATAAGAAAGATACAGCAAACCTCTTAACATCATTCCCAAGTCAGTATATGGAAGTAGCAATGCGAAAGATGGTGGGTAAACCACCCAAAACATACTGGGATTTATTGAATGTAGCTACTTGGGTAGCAACACATCAAATGGATAGAAAGAAAGAAGCAACACATAAGTTTGAGTCTGATATTTACAAGAAAATAAATAACATGGCAACAATAGCGAGGGCATAATGAGTGAAAAGGAGCAAATAAAAATGTCTCCTTGTAGCAAAACTGCTGAAGAATCCATACTTGGGGGCATCTTATTAGATGAAACATCATTTGATAAGGTGTCTCCCTGGATAAAGAAGAATGATGCATTTTACTTTTCGGAATCCAAGATGGCTTGGCAGGCTATAAAGGAACTAAGGAAAGAGAAAATACCCATTGACTTAGTGACACTTGGGAATAAGTGTAAAGATTTATATCCCAAAGAGTCTTTAGCGTATTATCTAAGTGGTTTACTTGAATCAACTCCAACTGCAGCTAATATAGAGAATCATGGAAGAATTGTATGGGAAAGATACGTACAAAGACAAGCCATTAAACTCTCTAGCATATTAACAAATAGGGGATTTGCAGATTATACAAGTGTATCAAGTACAGTCACAGACCAAATAAGAATACTAGAAGAACTAAGAAACTTACAGCCAGACAGAAGCAGAAAGGTAGACCTAATAGTTAAAGAAGCTATACAAATGATTAAGAAGGGTGATAACATAATACCATTCGGAATGTTTGCATTGGATAGACCAGCAGGAGGCATGACAAGAAGTGAAGTTACAGTACTAGGTGGTAGACCTGGACATGGAAAGACGACCCTTATGTTGAATGTATTAAAATCATTAGTAGAACAAGGGAGGAAGATAGTCCTTTTCAATAGAGAAATGAGTAATACTGAGATGATAAGAAAGCTAATTATCCTTGAAAGTCAGAACCTATCTTATAGTGAACTAAGAAGTGGTACTCTAAGAGATGACAGTAAGAGATTAGAAGAGATAGAAGAGAAAATATCCAAGAAGTATAAAGATGTTAGGATGTATGATGATGTTAGAAATCTAGACGATGCAATGTCAGAAATATCGAGACATAAGCCAGACATAGTAATAGATGATTACATACAACTGATAATGATTCCTAACAATGCAGATAGAAGATTCCAAATAGAGAATATTATGTTAGAGTATAAGTGGATATGTAAGAAAGAGAATTGTTCTGCATTTGTACTGAGTCAGCTAAACAGAGAGATTGAAAGAAGAATAGACCCATACCCTAGAATGAGTGACTATGCAGAGAGTGGTGTGATAGAACAGACAGTAGAAACAGCATTGTTTATATTCTATGGATATAACTTTGACCATCAAGAATACGATATGTATGAGACAGAAATAATAGCATCTAAAAGTAGATATGGTACAGTAGGAGGGTTTAAAGTAGGGTTTAATGGAGATAAGTGTAGGTTCTACGATACAAAGAACAAAGCAAGAGAGGATAGTGTTAGCAAATTATCAGATAACTGGCTCGAATCATAACTGTAGCAACTGTGGATATAATGACGATGGTATTTGTACTTATTTCGAAACAGAACAGTCAGATAATAAGGAAATACCATCAAATGTCTTCTCTATAGGATGTAAGCATTGGTCTAATAAGAAGACAGCAACAATAACTAAACGAATAATCAAACTCTTTGGAGGAAAATATGTCAGATAGAGCAATAATAGGTATAGACCCTGGAGCTAATGGAGGTCTAGCATACTTATCGGATGAGCATTTAGAAGTATTTAAGTGCCCTAAAAATGCAGAAGCAATGGGGACTTTAATAAATAGATGTATAAGTAACAGTGAAATTGGAGGGTATACATTATCAGCAGTAATAGAGGAGGTCTGGGCAAGACCAATGAACTCTGTTAGGTCATCATTTACGTTTGGAGTAAACTATGGTAAATGGCTTGGTATACTAGGTCATTCTTTTATTCCTAGAATTAAAGTGATACCACAAACATGGATGTCAGAGTATCAGCCACTCCCAAGAAACTATACTGAACGAAAGAACTCACTTTTATCAATAGCTGAAGAACTTTCACATGACTATGAAATAAAAGTAACAAAACAAACAGCAGATGCTATACTAATAGCATTCTGGGGAATGAATAACCACAATATTAAAACAGAGGAAGAATAATATGAGCAATAAAGTAGAAATACCAACAATAGAAGTAGTAAAACATAAAGACTTGGGTGTATTCCCTCTAATACTTAACTATACATTACTTAAGCATCCGAATGGGTATGAGTCTGACTTTAAGATAGGGATATACCCTTTAAAACTTGGGATTTGTGTTGGGGTAAATACATTTAGAATAAGAATAGTGTTATTTAAACTAGCATTTACGGTCGGAGTTACCTTTGAAGGATAAGTACAAGATAGACGTTTACGGAAAAATAAAAGAACTGCTTAAGAGACTAGATGTTATATCTGGTGAACTCATAAGTATAAATGGTGCTATATCACATATGTTAAAAATAATAAAAAAGGAGAATAAAAAATGAATAAATGTAAAAGGTTCTTACTAGAAGTTAAGTGTTTCCCCGAATCCCAAGATGTGCTAGATAATGATGATTGGTTTCTTATAATGGATGCTTCCCCTACTGAGAACAGATTAGGCTACAGTTCATATGCAAGGTTATTAGATGAATCAGAGTATATACTTGTAGAAAAGACTACTGCTGATGAATTTAATTCAGCACATGACCCTGGAGATGAGGATGATAGAAGTAAGAAGCGTAGTATGATTTCATCAATAGGGTATAGAGGTGAAGAATGACTAGTTTTATTTGTTGTATGCAGATGCTGTATAAACATATGTACTATGGTTGTATAGAGTTTTGGGATTGGTTATGCAAGTTAGTAGGAGGTTGATTGTGAGTAGCAAAGAATGTCCTACAGTAATACCATACTATGGTGGTAAGTACGAAATGAGTAGAAGATTAATACATATGTTACCAAAACATGAAAGATACTTTGAAGTATTCTTTGGTGGTGGTTCACTATACTTTAGAAAGAATAAAGCATCTTGGAATGTGCTGAATGATATTGATAATGACCTAGTTAATCTGTATATTTGTGTGTTGGATAGGTTCGATGAACTAGCAGAACGTATATATTGGAGTGTTAGGAGCAGAAAACTACATGATAATTACAAAGAGACAATAAAATCCACACAAGAGATAAACATACCAGACCCAGTAAGGGCATCTCAGTACTTCTATATAGTGAGAAATTCTTTCAATAACCAACCGTATAACTCATTTTCTAAGGATACATATTGGGGACTACGGATAAAGGAAGAATTAAAACAGTCAAGAGACAAGCTAGATGGAGCCACAATAGAAAACCTAGATTTCAGAGAGTTAATCCCTCGTTATACTATAAGAGAAGGAGATTTTCTCTACCTAGACCCACCATATGTAGTAGCAGACAAGAAGAAGTATTATAGGAACAACTTTACTTACGAATTGCACGAAGAAATGAAAGAACTTATGGACCATGTAGATAAACAAGGTGCGAAGTTTATGATTAGTTATGATAATGTAGATAGAATAGCAGATTTGTATGAAGAGTATAATGTAGATAGAATAATAACCAAGTATGTTGGCTCTAACCCAGACATAAGAGGGGAAGAAAGAAAAGAATTAATTATTACTAACTATGAAATTACTAAGCCACAAGAGGAGTTGTTTAATTAATGGACAAAAACGATAAAGTAGGAGACACTAGTCACGGTAGACAAGAAAGAATATATGAAGTAATAACACAGTACTTAATACACGGAGACGAAACTGCTGAATTGATGGGGATAAAGCCTCAAACACTTGCTAGATATTTAAGAAGAGCAAAAGCATTAGGTGTTGACATAGAAAGAGGCAAAGTACTAAGAGATATAGAGAAAAACTATACTAGAACTGAATTGATGGCTATTGCTAAAGGTGCTAAGATACTTCCAGGACAACCTAAGACACCAGTTGTAAATTTAAAAGGAGACAGAACAAGAATAGGTATACTAGGTGACATACACTTTGGAAGCGTATACTGTGATATAAATTATATTTATGAAGCATATAAAGAATTTGAAAGAGTTAATGTAGATTTCGTGTGTCAAGTTGGGGACGTATGCGAAGGGATGTCCAACCGCCCTGGTCATATCTACGAGTTGTCTCACTTAGGATATACACAACAAAAGGAAATCGCTATCGAAGTCCTTAGTAAGTGTCCGTCCCCAATATATTTAATAGATGGTAATCATGATAGGTGGTTTATCAAATCTAATGGAGCATATATAGTCCCAGATATTTGTGAGGCTATTGAGCACGCTACTTTTTTGGGACATGATGAAGGAGATATATCACTTAGTGATACAGCTACAGTAAAACTTTGGCATGGTGAAGATGGTAGCAGTTATGCTGTATCATATCGTATCCAGAAGATAGTTGAGTCTTTAACTGGAGGAACAAAGCCGAATGTTATGATGTTCGGTCACGTCCATAAGAGTATGTACTTATTCGATAGGCACATACATTGTTACTCTGCTGGTTGTATACAGAAGCAATCGGGATGGATGAAGTCAAAGAGGCTATCAGCACATACTGGGTTTTGGGTAATTGATGTATATGTAAACAAAACGGGAGTAGCTAAGACTACGGGTACTTGGTATCCATTTTATGCCTAATGCCCATGTGGTATTTAAGTATGTATAATTTCTGAAATGAATTTTTGATATGCTTTTCTATATAGATAAAGGTAAAATGATTCCATTTGATTTACATCGTGAATGGAACAATTCTGTAGCATTTATTATAGGAGGTGGTCCATCTCTCAAGCAAATAAATCCTAAACATCTTAATGGTAAAAATAGAATAGTAATGGCACAGAATAATACCTATCCATTTGTTAGACCAGATATTTGGTTAGGTATGGATGACCCAATCTGTTACAATAGAGAACTCTTTTGGGAACCGTTTATTAAAATAATGAGGGCAGGGTATGAGAAGAGATACATCATTGATGATGACAAAAATAAAATTCCTTATCATGCTAATTACAATCAGTACTTTGCTTCATTAAAGAAACCAAAAGACCCAATAGAAATATTCAAGAACTTAAAAAGGAAATCAAATTTTGTATGGCATAGTAATACCTTTGCTATCTCACTACATCTAGCAATGTGGATGGGCTGTAAGAGTATTTTTTTATTTGGTTGTGACTTCAGTACTAAGAAACAAGCCTACTATGATGGGACTACCCTCGATAAAAGATTTTTAATATGGAATAACAATTTGTATGCCAACCTTGACAAGTATCTTAGATGGTTTAGTCACACATCTCCTAAGTATGGGGTAACAGTATACTCATGTAGTAAGGACTCTATGATAAATGAATATGTTAAGTACATCCCATACCTTGAAGTAATATATAATCTAGAGAAAGATTTGCCCTATGGTGGGAAAAAACTTCACGCTGTAGAGGGTGAAGAGTGGCTCATTGAGAATGGGCTGCATCCCACTAAGAAAAAGAAAGACTTAACTAAATCTAAAAAGAAGTTTCAAATGGTCAAAGCCTCAGACAACTAATCAAAGTATTCTGAGTGCCAATCATTAACTCCTTTCACATCTCTTGCCATCATACCTATAAATACTGGTAAGAATAGAAGACTAAAGTCTTCAAAGAACTCACTAGCACCATCGTCATCATCATCTCCCATTCCTAACATAACTGTCCAAGCCAGTAGTCTCATAGTTATACCAAGAGCTGGATTCTCGAAACTTCTAAGTAAACTAAACCCATTACCTCCACCAAATCTTCTTAATGCAAAGCCAAGTATAGGTATCACACTCATAAATGTAGCAAGAACTGATGCTATACCTCTAGTATATAACATTCTCATTACTTGAACTGCTTCATGGTCTATAGATGTATCAGTAGGGTCATACCCTTTTCCCTTTTGCCACCTCTGGAACCCATCTATATGTTCTTTAAAGAGTCTTGATAAACTCCCAGACCTATCTTCCCCCCTCATCCACCACTTCCTTAGTACATCCATATCATGTCCCATCTGTTGTGCTGGGTAAGTCTTGTATTGCATTATCCATCTCCAGAACCCATTGAATCCTTCTCCCATAAACTCTGGAGTCATACCAAACTGAGTATTATATACAGCATCTCTTGCTATTCTTCTAGCTGTCTCTGTCCTAAAGATACTACCATCACCACCAGAACCATTTACTTCTATGTTACCTCCTAACCTCCCCCTTTTTTCAGCATCTAGCATAGCCATTAGAGCAGTTAGTTTCCTCAAGTTAGTTTCAGTCCCACTAAACGTGAATACTCCCTTGAACGGGTCAAAGTGCCATGATAATTTCCAGCTAACCATCTTCCTTAACTTCTTATCAGCTATGTCACCAGTAAGTTTCTTCATCCTCTTCAACATTATAGCTTCTTCATTATCTTCAGCGGGTGCTGCCAATACATCATACAACTCACCTCTTTTGATAGTCAATATACTTTTTCTCTCAGCGTTTAGCTTTCTCAACCTTACTATATCTGATGTATCTATACCTCTACTTTTTGCTTCCATCTTCATAAGCATATTATCTACTCTACTATCACTAGATGTCATGAACTTATCTCTTCCAAGACGCAAGAGATTCATGAAAGACTTCATGTTCTTACTAGGTATTACATTACCACCTACTCCCATAAATGCAAAGGGTCCATCACTATAGTCTAAATCTCCACCTTGTAACATTATATCATTGAACATAGTTAGTATGTTAAGTACACCAGTACCCTCTACTATTGATTCCCACTTAGCTCTATCCTTTCCCCACAATAACCCCATAGATTCATAAAATGTACCAAATCCGACAGCTATTATTTCATTAGCTATCTGTGTAAGGTTTCCGAAAGCAGACTTACTCCCCAAGTATCTCATGGTAGCAATAGAGTTTAACCACTTAGTAATTCTTTCAGCAGACTCAGCAGTATGTACTGTATCTCCCTTTATAATCTTAGGCATACCATTTAACATAGTAGCAGTGTTCTCGTAACTACCATCTATTCCAAAGAGTCCTATTGCTCTTGTCCTTGCATCACCAACAGTCATCTTTATTCTATTAACAAATGTTTCTACACTACCTTCTGGCAACGCACCTCCCATTCTAATAGCCTTTGCGGTAGCCTCAAGAGTATCATTAACTAAGTCTTGTCTATGTAAATTATTATATATCTTATTGAGATAGTCAAAGTGTACCTCTCCATCAGTCCTCTTCAGTCCTGCATCAGTCCAAGCCTTGATATGTTTCATGTGTACATTACTTTCACCTTCTACCATTTGCCTTACTGCAGTAGGGTCATCATCTGCAACTTCATCCAATAACCTAGACCTCATCATTCTCATATGAGCAATACCTTCCGTCATTTCTTTATACTCATCTGACTCTGTCTCTCCCATCTCTGCTATGTTAGCTTCCATTCTGGTAATAGCATGGTCTATCATCTTAAAAAGATTATCTTCAGTAAACATATGTGGGAAGTATCTTCTGTTCTCCTTCAAGTTAAAGAACGTAGTTGGTGTAGTAATATAGCCACTCTCTGGGTCCCAAAATACTTTAGACCTCATACCTGCTATAGATAGCAGTTCATTCATCTTAGCTAACTTATCTTCGGGAGATAAATTGAGTCTATCAAATTCATTATTAATAAAGTCTCTTACTTCAGCTAGTCTCTGAGATAATTGACCATTAAAATTCTGTACATCTTCTCCAACCTTTTCATATATGTCTCTCATTCCCCTTAAGGTTTCCCAGAAATTAAGAAACTTCTCTTGCTCTCCTTCTGGCTGTGTCTGATAGTTAAGTAAATCTTCTGGAGGTTGCATCTCCATACGCTCAAAATTTATGTATGCTTTACGAGCTGATTTACCAAGTTTTTTCCCTTGCTTATTAATTCTCATTCTACCAAAGTATTTTTCCTCTGCAGAATGATACCAACCCTCTTCCATATCTATATTGTCCCACTCAGTCTTGCTATAACCCCTATCTAAAAGGTATTCTCTTCCCTCATTGACATAATTCCCATCTTGGTCTTGCCTTTCTCTTGAACCTGGAGGTTCTTTACTTATAAGGAAGGCGTGCCATTGTTCCATACCAGAAGGATGTTGTTTCCTCATCATTGTATATCTATATGTCCATCCATCTCGACCAACAGTATGATAAACATGAGGAGTCAATCTCATGTCATTCTCTGGGTCTTTGTTATGTTCATAGTCATCTTGCATTTCAGTAACTAATCTGTCATTCCTTTCATCCCATTTTTCATCTTTATATCTTTGAAAGTCACGATTGGGTATAAACTCCTGTCTTACTTCATCCCATACATTCTCTGGAGGAACTACATCAAGAACAACATACCTCGCAGCACCATCAAGGACTTCATTCATAAACCTACCAGTTATACCAGAAACCATAGCCCTCTTTACTTCAGTCTTACTAGCCTTTAGATGTCTCATAGGTAACCAGTATTCTCTATCCATATCCCACTCGCCATCGTCTTTTCTTAGCCTAATCTTATAAGAGGGCTCTCCTTCTATGTTAGGATTCTCACCTATAATCAGCACTTCTCGTTGAGGTAAGTCTGGAGACTCAGAAGTTGTTACAAAGCCAGTACCAGTCTTCGGGTCTTGGACTACACCCCAGAGACTAGCATTATTTAAGTCTAACATCTTCGCACCCAGCTTAGTCTTCTCAGTCATTTCCATTATGTTATCCCTAAGAGCCCCTAGTGTTACTCTAAAGGCATCAGCAGGAGTACTGTAAGAATTAATTACATTAGTAGACAATCTTAATCCTTTCTGTACTACCTTCATAAGTATACCATACTTATCAGCCCTCATCATAATAGCAGTTGGTCCCCTCCAAGCTATGTCTCTCTTAGATTCACCACCTTTCTTAAGTATCTTATCTCTTTCTCTTCTAACTTTCTTTGCTTGAACCAACACAGCCTTTGCTAACTTAGGACTGTATATAAATGAACTTGGGTCTAAATCTCCATACTGTTTCTTACTAAGGTATGTTTTCCAGTCTGCTATTATATCAAATGGGTCTACCTCTAAGTAAGATTGGTTACCAGCCTCTAATATTTGTGAGGATAACTCATCGAACAAGTCTAAATGGTCTTCGTATTTTTTCTCTTCTGCTTTTATCTGCTTCTTAAACTTCTTAATTTGCTTCCGACTATTAGGAGCATTAACATCTACCCCAGCTAACCTTTGGTTTGCTCTTAAGATACCACTCTTGGTTGGCCACCCTATTAAAGATGCTACTGCAGATTGTGCATCACTAGTAAAACTAGAGTAGTCATTAAGAACTTGTTCTTCTACTGCTTCATTCTGTTTGCCACATTCGCTCATGCTTTACACTTAATTTTATATTTCTTTGGGGTATTATTAAACTCTTTTGCACCTTCAATAGATAGCTTATGTAATCTTTTATACTGTTTATTTTCTGCCATCTTACCACCTTGTCTTACCTTCTTATCTTTTGATTTTAAAGATAATAATTCCTTTGATAATTTAGGCATATATTTCTCCATTATACCACCTTCTCTTGTACTTAACAAATCGAATGGTAACATTCTAGTAACATTTTTCTTTTGTTGTATTCCTTTAAGAAATAATATATTTACTATATCTTGTTGTGCCTCGCTTAATGATAGGAACTCCTCAAGGTGGTCTTGTAAAAATGCCATCATAGGTTTACTATAGTCTGCAGATATATGAGCCTGTGAGTTCCCATAACTTGTATCTAACTGGTCATATATATCATAGAATTTCTGAACTACACTAATTTTTTTACCGCCAGTCTTAGGCATCCCAGTATTAGCATCTATCTTATTTGTTCTAGCTGATAATAAAAATTGATATGCCCAAGCTAAATCTTCCTTACTGTATCTAGATAAAACACTCTCAAGTTCATCAGACAATACTTTCATTGCTCTTATGTGTGCAATACCATAAGCATCAGCACTGTAATCAAAGAAGTGATTACCAAGAAATGCAAATACATCCTTACCTGCGTCTGTCTTTTTTAACTGGTTCATCCATGCATACCATTTCTTACCTATTGATGCTATCAACATTTCTCCTGGAGTAAACTTGCCATTCCATTCTATCTTTGTTGGACGTATGCCAGCAGTTTTTTTAGTCCTACCTTTTTTATTTGTCCACTTCTCCTGTGCTTCTTCATTAAACTGTGATAGTAGTACATCTTCTTTCTCTGATTGACTTAAAGGCTTTCCTTCTTCATTCCAAAATCTTTGAGATAACTGAGCACTCTCATTAATAACATCAGTCATGTCAGAACTGAAACCAGCTGCGTTTCTACCTTGTCTTTGCTTACTAAAATTAATTATGTTAAACATTACTCTTGCAGTATTGATGTCCTTAGTAGTTAAGTCCTTACCATCACTCCTAATAAACATTCTTGTCAGAGGAAAATCATCATTCCATTGCATCTTATATAAGTTCCCAAACTTTTTATTGTCAACTGCATTCTGAAACATGATAGATAGTTCATGTTCAAAGGTTGTTTGCAATACTAAGTCTGCCTCTAACCCTTCTTTTATTGACCCATCATTATTAAAATACTTTCTTTTGTTATCTTGTATTGATACCCAACTGTCTCCATCTTTAACTACTATATCATCACCATTATCAAATGTCAAATCAGCATATGTTTTTTCACCCTTCCATATAGTATTCAACCCCCTTGCATCAAGAGGTAAGTACTCCATCTGTACTAAATCAGTAGGTTGTCTAACAGATAAGAATCCTTTCCCCTTATTAATATGAGGCATGATTATTCTTATAGCCTTAAATGCTAGGTTCATAAAGACTGTTTTTGCATTTGTCATACGACCTTGTGCATCTCTTGTGGCAGATATACCTACGATAGCATCATATATATTCTCCTTACTAAGAGCAGTAGAATCTTCTTGAGTATCATCTTTTTCTAGAGGTAACCCAAACATAGTAAGACCTACAATCTTATTCTTCTCAATATAAGTATCACTATTCTGAAAATCTAAGTAAGCCTTAGCTAACTCTGGAGAAACTCTCTCCGCAAATGCATCATCACCATCCCAGTCAGCATCAAGAACATCCTTAACATCAGACTCACTCATAAAGATAGCCTCTCCATGACCACCTTCAACTAGTCTATTCAAATTCCTTATACCCATACCAGTTAGCTTTGCTACTGGCTGTCTATGTATAAGCCACCAATTATCATTGCCCTCTAAGTATTTATTCAGAGCCTTCATTTGGTCATGGAAATTAAGTTTGTTTAATTTTACATATGTCTGCCACGCTTGTATATATGTAGGCATCTTACCACCTATCTGATACTCTTTCCTATTTCTTAATCCTTTACTGTCTATAAAATCTTTCATTACTTGATAACGTACTACCTTGTTATCTGAACTAACAGCAAACTCCTTATCTCCAAACTTCAAATGGTCTGCTGGTTTAATTACTAAGTGAGTAGCATGACCTCTCTGTTTATTACGAGCTTTAAATATCCCTTTCTTAAATAACTTGTTGTTTAAATAATGAGCATATAGTGGTATAATATTACCAGCATGTACACCAGCACCACCCATTCTATCTAGAAATTCTAACCACTTCTCCCCTTCTGTTGGTACTCTACCATCTTCTATCTGTCTCTTAATCTCAGCCAACAGAGCCTTAGGATTATTTCTATACCTATCTAAGTCCTTTAAATAAGAACCTATAATTTTATCATAGTGTTTATATATTTCTTGCAAAAGATTAAACGCCTCTGGAGAGTATGTATCTGGATGATTCTCTTGGTCAATCATTGTTGGGTCTAATAACATCTCACCCATAGCTACTGGATGTGCTGCAGTTACTGCTGAACCTTGAGGGTTCTTAATGATTTTAATATCTCTATCCTCTACCATATTTATTTTGTAGTATCCAGACTTCTCATCATATGAACCATCCTCTCTTGGTTTTGCATATTGCATATTACCATATGAACCAGCATATTCTTTAGCTTCATTTGGACTGTACATTCTATCGAATGTTTCACCAGTAGGTCTACCTACATCATCAAGCATTTCAAAGTAGCTTCCCTCATCACTCCCAACAACTCTAGCAAATGGTACTTTTTCTCCAGGTCTATAGTATTCCATTCCTATATGTGGAACAGTTTCCATATGCTTTAGAGCAACATAGTCATCTTCTTTATTCTCGTGAACACGCTTAACTCTGATAGCAGTCTTACCTGTCCTCATATGTTCAGTACCTATTGCTTGACCTATATCATTCATAGCTCTGGTACCAGTAATAGTACCACCATCTCTTTGCTCTATTGTGCCAGCATCTTCTAGTACTGTCTTACCATCTCTTTTATATCTGCGTTTAACGATAGTGCTTAACGGCACCATCATACTACCTTGAGGTTTAATACCTATAGGATTGGGTCCTTCAGAAAATGGTATCTGTAACCTATTGTATGTATCTATAATATGTTTCTCATTCATGGCATAAGTATCATACTTAATAGCCTTTAAATATTCATGTAATCCTTTTCCTACATTAACCTCTCTCGCCGCTAGTATCGGTAATATCTCTCTTGATATTCTGCTCTTTGCTTCTGCTAATGTCTCACCTTTCTTCTGTCTCATCTTGAAATACTTTTCGAATCTACCCTTGAGTTTCCCATTAAGTATCATACGAAGAGTGTCTTTAGCACCATCTTCATTTATCTTAAACTGTTCTCTCATTATATCAGCATGAGAATCTTTCATCCTACCTTCAGAAACTTCAGTATCCAAGTAGTCATCCCATTCCTTTTGAGTCTCTATTCTCATGTCAGAGTTTATTTGCATCTGAAGCATCTCAGACTTATCACTCCCCTTTGCACCTAACCAATGAGTATGATAAGCTACCTCTGGTCCAAGTGCTACAAGCTGTACAAGGAACTTCATGTTCTCAGCAAGTTGTATCTTCTCCAGTATCTTTGGTGTTACTAAATGTATATTAGCATGATACCAATCTCTTTTACCTTCCTCTACCCATCTCTTGTGGTAGACTTCATTAGGTTTAAAGTGTGTAATCTTCATAGCATATGACAGGAATCCATGTAGTAAGTCATCTTCAAAGAAGTTCCTAGTGTATGACTCTTGTTGTGTTTGACCATCATCTGGTCTCTTCATAGGAGACATAGAAATCTGGCTCTTCTCACCCTTCTCATGATAGTGCTTGTGGTCTGGTATAACTATTTGTTTGTACATCCTTGTGTCTGGTCCACGTCTACCATCCCTAGCCCTATAAATCCTAGTCTTATCTTTAACCCATTGGTTCTTTAATGATGCTAACTGCTCTGCAGTATAATCTGTCTTTACATCTTGATGAGACTTTGAACCGACTTCTTTAATGAAGTCTATGAAATGTGGTAGGTATTCTTCAAACGAATTATACTCATTAGCAAGGTCTGATATTCTATATACTGTTTCATTCTTCATCATAATACCAGTCGTCTTATGATAAAAGGTAACTAAGAAATCTATACTAGGTTGTATATTGGTTGTATGATTATCTCCAATATCATCTTCGCCAGTCTCTCTACCATCGGGGTCAACAATCTCTTCTTCTGCTTGGAAGTTTGCAGTTAGACCGTACTGTCCCATTGGTCCAAGCCATCTACCTTGAAAAAATTCTTCAGCTATAAATCCTATAGCATCCTCTTGTGTTACCTTACCAAATATATTCTTTAACCTATTCCAAAACTGCTTTAGAAAATTACCTATTTGTTTTAATACATTAGCAGGTCTTGCCTTCTTATATAAGTCATTAGCCTTAACATTAAATCTCTTCATATGTTCAAACTGAAATTGGAATATGTCACCACCTATACCTACCTCAGTAGTTTTATTTATACTCTTATCCATCCTCATCATATAGTATAGACCAACTCTAGTAGCTAGTTCTTCAATAGCCGCCTCACCAGTAAAACCTTGAGCTTCTAACTGCTTCAATGCCTTTTGTACTACGTCTGAGTCTATCATCAAATCAAGATAGATATGAAAATATTCATGAGGTAGAGTATCCATATATGCCTTATCCTGTGACCAATAAGCCATCTTACCTACAGCCATCCCAACTGCTCTTAGTCCATGTTTTTCTATTGTACCATAGAAAGCCTCATCAGTTATATGTTTACCCCAATGTTTCCTTAATCTTTTCAATAGCTTTTTAAGATATGGTTTGTCTTTATGAACCTTGGGTCTCATACTTTGTTCATCTTCCTGTTGCATAAGAATCTCTTTGTCATCATACCCAGCATCGTTTTCTTTCTCATTATTTACATCATCATCTTTATCAGCTTCTTCAGCACTCTCAGTTTTTTTATCTGTCTTCTTATCAGTGCTAGCCCATGAAGGTCTTAAAGATTCATCTACATTATCCCAATCTATTGAATCTACATCTGGGTCAGCCAAATTTGGGTCTATATCAGTTCCTTTCCCCTTTTCTGATACATTCTTAATTGTCTTTTCCTTTACTTCTGTTGTAGATATAGTTTGGGTAGATGGTACAATGTTATCTATCGCAGCTTTATCAAATTCAAGTACAATCATAGCCTCTGATTTAAGTGACATAACTTTACCCATTCCATTCCTATCAATTAAGAGAGGGTATATTATTATATCTTCTACAAGGTCTGGAGAATTGTATTGGTTTTCTAGAATCCTCTTATACATACTAAGTTGCAGCCTATGTTGCTTTTCCTTACTCCTCTTTAGAGTATTTCCTTGTACTGGTTTGGTGTAGGCTGGCGAATGTACAGTATAGCTACTTGTCTTAATATCTATAATAGAAAACTTACCAGTCTTTGGTTTGAATACTAATAAGTCTACCTCACCAGCAACGCTAGCATTAGAATCCCATACGACAACATTGTCTGCATGAATGATGTATCCTTTTGACTTAAGTTTATCCCTTAAGCCTTCAAGTGCCTCCTTCAATGCTTCATAAGCCTTTGATGTCATCTTTGTTGTATCTATAGGAGGCATCTCATCATCAATGAAAAACTGACGTACAATACTATCTACATTACTACCAGCCTTAAGGGCTGGGCTATCATCTGATTGGTTGCCTTGATACAAACTACCTATTTTATTTGTTACCCTATCATGGTCTTGACCTTCTATAACATACTTGTCTCTGGTCTGTTTTATCTCTTTGTTTTGATTGTCCCCAATTCTTGTCTCAACATCCTCTCCACTTGTTACCTCTCTACT